TTCCAAATGTGGAAGTCTCTGCAGTATCTGCTGTTCTTGGAAAGTCAGCCTTATTTGTGTAAGGTGACACATCATGAGCGTTTACAGATACAAATACCGATTTACCATGTACAAATGCCATTGAGATTCACTCCCTTCAGGTGTTATTTCCTACATAATGCTACAGCGAATGTAGCTTGACCACCGTTAAGGTCGTAGGTAACCCTAACGTATCTGTTTATAGTACCAGCAATAACCATTCTTTCGTTAGTTTTGCCAGTCACGTTTGTGAAGACAGCTAAGTCAGCCCAAACAGCGTTATCTACTGAATGTTCCATCTTGATTGCCACATTTCCTAAGAAACCTGTTGCATCTGTCACCTGAAGATAAGCTGCTCCACCGTTCGTGGTTGCTGCTGCATTGTCATTGACTATTCCAGAGCCATCAACAGTTGCAGTTGCTAATGTTGTAATGAGTTTGAGTCTCTCACGTCCAACGTTGGAATGTCCTGCAACACTGATTTTAACAGCATCATCTTTTGTCCCCATTACGTTGTATGCTGTCTGAATCATGTTGAGTCCGTATCCAATCCCTCCAACTATGTTCCCTGCTGGAAACCAGATGAGATTGTTGCCATAGTTTGCACCTGACAGGATGCCGCTTAATAGCTGGTCAACTGCATCGGTGTCACCATCGTACAATCCTTCTGCTGATAAGGTGGCGTCCTTCATACCTGGGATATAGGTCTTGGCGTCAATACCAAACACTGATGTCTCTGCTGTATCGGCTGTATATGGTGCGTCAATCTTGTTGAGGTATCCAGTGATGTTGTAGCCGTTCATCATCACGAATATCGATTTACCATGTATAAATGCCATCTTGTTCACCTCCTAACGTGTGTTTATGACATCTGTATTGAAAGTTAAATACTGGATGTGCCGTCTGTTATTGTCTCTGCCTCCGTCAAGCACGTCGCCTTGCTGTGCTATCATTAGGTATGTTCTTGACGTACCAGTAGGTGTATAATTGGTCTTGCCATCCAATGCATTGATTACCAAGTCCCACCATTCGTGCATCGTATGCTCACTAAGGTGTCTCATGGCAATTTGAAAACTTGGATGTGTGATGGCTGGTTTCTGCAGGTTTGAGTCACCGCCCCCGAACGTATGTTCTGGGTTAAAGCCACCAACATGGTTGATAGCAATGCAGTTGTCCTTGTCTGCAGGGAATTCGCCGTACACATCTGCTGTCACTGCGGTGAGCAAAGCTTTAATGTCACTCATTACATCCATTGCCATCTGCTACACCTCATTTCCGACTTGAGAATTCATTTGTATCACACAGCCCTCGAATTCAAGCTTTATACTGGTTGGGTGTCCCTGACCATCTTCAACTTTGAACTCGACACATCTGCAATTATCCACTTCTTCACCATTGATGAAGATGCGTGTCCTTGTAGGGTCTGGGTGAGTACGTATCTCAACCCTATCTATCCTCATATCTGTCCACTCCCTTCCAGCATGCGTTTGACTCTCAGATTGATGTTCTGCATGAGTTTCTCACGCCTACGTTTTATTGGGTTTTCGAGGAATTTAGCATTACCAACCGTATGGTTGGCTGTCATATCCTCATGCACTATTACTGCGTATGTGGTGGTCACTTCACCGCTATTGGGATTGACCTTTGTGGCTACACCGCCATATCCAAGCTTGATTGAGATGTTCTTACCATTGATTCTTGGCTCTTCCACGAAACCACTGTTACGAAGAGAACCAGTATCCACAGGAACTTCTCTCTTTGACTCGGTCATGGTCAACTCAGCTTCTTGCTTCAGTGCTGCAGCTACCTCATTGGGAAATCTGGTCACAAAGAAGTCAAGACGTCTGCGTATAGTGTCTATTCCAGTGACTCGTACATCGAGAAAATCACCTGATGGCATGATGTTCACCTCCTATCTCGTGAATATAACCTTGTGGTCTATAGCACCTGTCTCGTCTGGGTTACACTGAATAACAAGTATTTCTGGGTCAGCCCTAGACGTCCCACTTATGACAATCTTGTCTTGTTCGATGATAACCGTGCTGCCATCGCAGTAAACTTGGCATGTAGCAATGATTTCTTGACCGTTCTTGTCACGTATAAGCTTATTGCTGTATTCTACCCTCGCTTTGAAGGTAGTCACTGTTTGCCAGCTGTAGGACACATGTACGGTCGCTCCAGTTGGGATGGTGCTAGTTACTGTCCTCACTATCGTTCCAGCCGTATAATCAATCGTGTAGTCAATGCCAAGCCCATAGGTGATTAACCCTGTCGCTGAATCCTTGACTGTCATTCCAGCCATGATTAACTTCCCATTAGCAGGACTAAGGACTATACTGGCTATAACGCCTGTCAATACCACGTCCTGATTCGTAATGTCTGTCTGCCAAGTGAAGTCATTGTGGTCGTCATACCCAACGTAAGCGTATCTGGTGACTGTTTGATTGCACAGTGCTAAAAGTTCTGCATCCATGTCGCCACCTCCTATACAGCATCGTCATCAGTGATGTCAGTTGCAGGTAATGCAATTTTATCCTGACCTCGCCTGAAGGATGGCTGTACCCTGTCGGTATCGTCCTCAATAGCTTCTTTGTCATTCTGGCTAATGCCACCAGCATAAGGTAATACAACCTTGCTTGCCTGCATCCTAAGCCTGTTTGCCAAGTCAGCGTATTTCTTGGACTTGTCTCTGTACACTAACGTCAAATTACCAATCTTCTTCTCTTCTGCCATCCCTGCAAACTTGCTTGAAAGGATGTCTGCACAGTTGGCTGCTGCCATTTTGTAGTTTGGGTACTCGGATAACATAAAGTTGATTTCCTCGTCTTGCAACATGGCGGTAGCTACAACGATGTCTTGAACCAAGAACCTGACTTTGTCCAGCTTAGCTGGCATTGCAGGATTGTATGTTGCTGCCATGTTATCACCCCTTCACTATAGCAGTGAGGACGGCATTCCCATGAGTGCCAGCCACCTTGTCGATTATCATAACCCTGTAATAGCTGTATCCAACTGGTTCTGCAGCATAATGTCCAATTGCTGCTGCTGCTAAGTCTGCAGGTGCTTGCACTTCTACTGCGTCTGAGAAGTTTGACCTACATGCACCCTGCACTTTGTAGGTAATGGTTTGGTCTGCATTGATTACTGTCAAGGCTAGGCTGTTAGCTGCTCTGCAGTCCAACACAACGCCCAACATTACGTATGCGTTTGTGCTAGCCTGTACATTGGGTGTATATTCAGTGAACGCTCTCTTTGTTCCTGTCATTCTTACCGCCTCCTTTCTACCGAATTATCCAAAAATAGGACAACGCCACCGTTGTAGTGTTGTTGTCCTATTTCTATAACATTATTTAAGCATCTGCAGTGATTCTGACGATGTTAGTGCCATCGTTCCAAAGGATTGCTCTCTTGGTAGTGGCTACAACAATCGTTGTACCTGCTGCATTCTTAACCGTACACGCCTGACCTGTCTGATTGTCAATCAAGTACGTTTTCTTGGTATCGACGTTCAATATCAGATTGAATCCACCGTCACCAGCACCAGTCAATTTAATGACTTCTGCTGTTCTCTCAACTGCATTCAATGTGATATCTGCATGTCCTGCACCGATATCTTTGGCAACCTCGGCTAGAGAACCGTATGTTGCTGCATTGATTACAGGTGCTGTCAATGTCTTGTTGGTCATTGTCTGTACGCCAGTCAATGTAGCCTGTGTGCCTGTCTGTCCAGTCAAAGCTATCATACCTACACCATTGTTCTGGACTTGTGCAATTGCACCATCTGCGACAGTTGTGGTTGCTCCAGCTGCATTCTTCAATGTAGCTATCTGACCACTGCCGTTGATGATTACATAGGTATTAGGATATGCCACATTAAAGATAATGTTGAAACCTGCATCTGCTGCACCAGTCAAGAATATGATGTTAGTCATAAGCTGTTCGGGTGTCAGTGTTTGGTCTGCATGTCCACCAGCAAGGTTAATTGTGGCAGTGTTAACTGACATTGCTATCAGCTTTCCCACTCTTGCCTTTCCCCTTGTTATTTGGTTCATTTGTCTTCACTCCTTCCTTGTCGATTTCCTTGCTATCACCCTCTGTTCCAGGGTCATCGGTAATTTCAATTTCATCTGGATGGTTCTCTATATAGTGTCTATCCAGCGTTTCTTGGTCGATGAACGCCCTGTCACAAAGTTGACACCTGAAGGATGCCTCATCGGTTAAGACTCCGACATCCTTCAGGTATCTCAGCCCAATAAGCTTGCTGAGTAGCCTGTAACCAGTACCGTCCACAATCTCGCCTTGAATACGCTGTATACCATCGTCTTGAAAAGGTCTCGTTACAAGATACACAGCAATCACTCCTTATACTATGGCAGTTGCGAAGAACGCACCAAGGTCTCCAGCAACCAACTTACAGTCGAATGCTGATTGTCCTTCAATACGGTCGCTTTCAAGGTGTTCCATACGGAAATTCTTGATAGCAGTGCTGTAGCCCATACCAGACAAGCCTTTCCATGCGAAGGTATAACCAGCGGATGGAGTTAACAAGCCAGGGTTTGGAGCACTGTAGCAAAGTAAAGCACCTTTGCTAGCAATGAAGCTGTATGCTCCAGTTGCTCCCTCATTGTTTGTAGCGTATACGCCGCCAGAAATGAGGATTCTGTCGACTTCAAACAATCTAGCCAACATGTCTGCAGTGATAACACTGGAGTTGGTGTATTTGTATCTGTCGATGATGTCAGGATGCAGTTTCAAGGTCTCGAACACTTCTTCCTGCAGAACCAATGTGTTCGGTTTGAATCCAGTGATGGATTTGATGTAAAGTCTTGCAACTTTAACGTCGTTTACAGGGTCACTGGAAGTGAAGTCACTCCATACCTTGAACTGGTTTGCTCCAGGTACACCAGCTACGCCAGTGTAATCCTTCCAGCCTTTTGCAGCTGCGAAGTACTGGTCATGCCACTGTTTTTCTCTCCTGATGAGCAAACGCTGAGTAACGAACATAGTTGCGTCACGGTCAACGTCGAGTGCTGCATCAGCATTGCTTCTTACCTGGTCTGCTACGTCCTTATGGAACGCATAAACCTTACAGTAGTAAGTGTTGGTGGAATCAAGGCTGTAGCCTCCACCTGCGGATTCTGTTCCAGGTGCTCTCTGTTGTGCTTCATCCCTGAACCAGTCGTTCTTAGTGTATACCCAGTAGATATCTGACTGTTTGTCGACTGGTACTACGGGGAATACCTTGTCGGCTATGAAATCAGCTTGGGACTGGATGTATGCCACGGATATGTTTGTCAACGGTGCATTTACGTGCACACTAGCTGCGGTTGGTTGACTTTTTGCAATGTATTCAGCCATTTCAATTCACTCCTTTCAATTCGTTAAGATATATTATGAACCAGATTGGATGACAGGTGATGCACAGTTGACTAACGCAGAACCAATTTCTCCTGCTCCGCAACCGATTACAATCTGTCCTACATAGTAGTTGTCTGCAACGCCGTCAGGGTCAACAACGACTGCTGTTCCTGCTGCATCACACCCTACTAAGTTACCTGCTGCCAATGCTCCAACACCAGCAAGTATTTTGGTGATACCATACACCATTACTTCAGCAGCACCACCGATGGGTGGGTTATTCTGAAGGACTCCACAAGGGACGTCGGTTAAGGCAGTTGTTCCTACAACTGTCATGTCTGCTGACAGTTTCATGAACATGTACTGTTTTGCAGATAGTGCTTCACCTGCGATGGCGGTGAACTTAAAGCCTTGAAGTTCTATTGCCATTTGAATTCACTCCTTTCAACTTGTTTGATATATTGATATGTGCTTGTGTGCCCAACTTCTTGGGTTCTTAGCCCTTGATTTTCCCAGTGTAGATAGCGTATAGTCTACGTCCGTCTGCACTCTTGAGAACTGCATCAATTGCTTCTGCTTGGGTCTTGGAATCGCCCTTAGTAACCATTGCATTTGCAAGTGTCTCGATTTGAGCCCATGCATCTGACTTAGCTACACCAGTCTGAGTTCCGTTGTCTTCTGCTCCAACCTCGTTGAACAGATTGCCTTTGGCAACTGCTTCGTTAGCTGCTTTCAGAACTGCTTCAACCTTTGTAGCCAACTCTGGGTTAGCTGCGTTGATTGATTTGAGAACTGGACCAAATTCATCTGCCTTAACTCCCAAGTTGCTAGTGAGTTCTTTAGCTTTAGCCACAAATGTCTTTGTGTCTTCTGCGTCCCTCATCTTTGCAATCTGTTCGTTCGAAGCTTTGATGGCTTCAGCCTGGTCTTTTATCATCTTGGCAACTCCCTCGGGAAGTCCCTTGAAGATATCTTCCTCTGCTGTAGGTGCAGCAGCAGGTGGTGTTGCAGCCTTTGCGACTGTTGCCTCAAGGCTGGCAATGTACTCTTGCACGTCTTGCGGCAATGCGGATTTGTTTATCTCTGCCATTTTCTTTCCACTCCCTTCATTGTTATCAGCCTTGATAGGCTTTTTATTCTGAGGCTCGGTAGCCTTACCTCCTGGATTGTCTACTTGTCCACCTTCCTGTGCTGGTGAACCTTGTGTTTTGTCGGCAGGTTGTGCAACCATGCCATTACCTTCGTCATGAACCAGTGCTGGCTCAGATTCTGCATCAGCTATGAGGTTTGCAAGTTGAACCATACATGCTTTCAATGCATCCAAACGCTGTGTAGATATCTTTTTGCCGATTTTCATGACCGTGTTGCCCTGTACCCAATTTGGTAATGCCGATATTACTGCTGCTCCAAACTGGTCTATCGCTCCCTGTATGAGTTCTGACTTATCAGTTGCCTCGCTACAGATGACCGACTCAATGGTTTCATGGAACGCATGTGTGTAGTCCCACACCT